AACCCTGCGGATGATAGTAAACCCCCGACATGGGGTACTTTATTACATCAGCACAGGGTACGATAGTTTCGGGCCTGTTTCCTTTGTATACTTATTTATAACATAAACTTATAGGTTTGTCAACCCCTTGTGCCAGTTTCTTAACTGTCCTCTAGTTGAGATATATTAAGAGACCCTCTACACTTACGTTTCCTGCTGTTGCTTTGATTGTAACATCACGAGTGTTTGTTGTCAAATCAATACCTGTCTCTGCTGACACATCAACATTAGCACTTGATTTAATTTCTGTAGTACCAGTATCAATCTTAACCTTTCCTTGTAAGGGACTAGATGATGTAATGTTTGCACCTAACAATGAATTTATATTAATTGTTCCTGGTTTAATACCATCTAAACTAGGCATCTTAGCACCACCAGTAGCACTTATATGCATACTACCAGCGAGAGTTCCAAACTTTATATCTCCTGCTTTTGTGTTGATACCAATACCAGTCTTCTTATCAATAATGAATGGACTTGTTGAGATACCAGCAACATCTAATCTATAAGCACCCATAATCTGATGCTTGACATCTCCCATATATTTGATACTCTGGTGACCTGGTGATATTAATGCTTTAGTTCCTCTAGGATCATAATTAACTTCAGTACTCTCAGAAGATACAACCATCTTCTGACCTATAACATATTCTTCTTTATTGGAAGCAATCTGTGTTATTGTACCTGCATGCATCGTAAGAGGACCACCACCCTCTGGTCCTGCTTGTAATTTAATACCGTTGTGACCAATGAGAGTTAATAGATCTGATGCTTCTATGATTACATTAACAGCATCAATTCTCTTATCAGCTTTAATGTCTTCATTGTCATCACCATATAATACTGTTGACCTTGCTACTCCTTTTGTAGGATTCTCAGAGTCTGTCTCGATAGCATTATTTTTATTTGCTGCTGCTTCCTGAATAATAGGACCACCATGCTTCTCTAACTTACCACCAGTAGTGTTTACCATAAACCTACCACCACAGGGGTTGTCCTTACCACCTGGACCAGATATAAAGACAAAATCACCAGACTGTGTGATAGTAAACCCGTGACCTGTCAATTTGTTACGGGCATCCAAATCACCACCATCAGTTCTCAGAACATACTCTTTGTTCTGAAATATAACCGTAACAGTTCTAATGATTTCAAGATCTTCCTTCTCGTCAGCTTGACCAGCTTTAATCTGTTTCGCTCTTAGTTGTTCGTTTCTGTTTATTTCTGATAAAGCCATTAGGGACAATCAATATATGAACCAGTACCAATCTTGGCAGAACCAACCTTAACAAGTGCTTCGGTACTTAAGCAATTGAATGATGGAATCCACCTTGCTCCATATCCACCACCACCAATGATTTGTACTCTTGGATACTTAGCGAATATCTTCTCTCTATTCTTAATTCTAACACTAACAACCATACCATCCTCAACCACAGCTTCTGCAACAGATGAGTCTCCATTAACATATACATTTGGTCTGCTGATATAACCAGAACCAGGTGATAGCATTGTAAAACTATCAATGATACAACGTTTCTGTGCTGTATCTGGTGAGTTAAGTTTATATCCAAATCCAGGATTTGTCACCCGAATCTCTGATACCTGATTGTTCTTATCAAGTAACGCAATTCCTACAGCACCATACCCCTGACCTGTTATAAGGACGGCAGGTGGTTCTGTATATGCAGTACCAGGATTTTGTATAGGAACTTGTATGATACCTCCACCTGGATCGGTTATAGGTGATCCTGCTATTGGTCTCTCAATCTTTTTATAAACTGTATCTTTATCAAGTGAAACTGATTCATCCACCTCATTTAATAGATCCTCTCTACCAAAATTAGATAACTGAGATTCAATAAGAACAGTAGCACTAGCATCAGTACCAATGACACTAAGTATCAATCTTTCAGCAGACTCTAGTTGACCATCTTCTTCGATACCAACAACGATGAAAGATTTATTATTCTCGATAACAAACTGACCTAATAAATTACCACCAACGATATCAGCATTTGTAATACCATCACCAAATAACTGGTACTGGAATAGTGTGCCATTTGCAACATTAGTTGTTTCTACAGTATATGTTATAAACTCACCCTCTTTAACAGAATTTTTGTCTGGAGTAACCTCATAGGTTGGACCTTCTGCTTCTGTTACCACAGTATCACTATCATTATCATTTGCTAACGAATCAAATACTTCTCCATAATCAAAATTAGTAGGATCATTTAAATTTTTAAATGGTGTAGGTATATCATCTGTATCCAAATCTGGATCTGGACTAGATCCTATCTTAGATTTAGTAATAACAACTCTAGCAATACTCTTAGTAAATGATCTAGCAACTGTACCAGGAGTTCCTGGTCTCATGACCACAAAGAAATCTTCAGATGTTTCTAACTCATTTGAATATACTGTCTGTACTTCAATCTCTTTCTCTGTTTCTCCTGGTGAGAATCCTAGTGTACCAGTTACCTCTAAAAAATCTGATACAAATAGTGCAGTTCCTTCTACAGTTCTATAGAATATAGAAGAAGCAATATCAGTCTTACCCTCTCTTCTAATTAAAATCTTAGCTTTGTTACCTTCTGCTACTGTAGTATCAAATGTCCTATAAATTATTCTATCTTCTGATCCAGTAGTAATTGGTTTACCACCAACAAATGTGACTTCAGTGTTCTTTAACTTTACAGGTTCATATGCTTCTTCACATGTATAGGTAGCCCAGTCCTCACCAGCACCGTCCCATGGATCTTGTAGACTGTCAAGTAGTTCATCTAAAAAGTTCTTTCTCTTATCTGTTTCGCACTTAGTAGATACAGATGTAACCTTGTTGCAACTGTTGTCTGGTCCATTACATTGGATACCTAAGAGTTTCAATACATAATTGATTGCTTGACCAATCATATTGAGTGGTGATGCTATAGCACCTAGTAAAGATTGTAGAGGACCAAGAATACTGGATAGTAAATCCTCCATCAAAGATTGAATCTTATTAAGGATACCAGAAACCATCTTGTCTACTTGACATGCAGCAGCTTTGTAGATATCAAACAAATAACCAAAGATAAGATCCTCTAAGAACTTCTCTAAACGTAGTCCAAGATCTGCCATAGAACAACCAAGTTGAGACAGCATTTCGTTGAACCACTTAGTCACTGGAGTAAGAGCATTGCCTGTCTCATCAGGACGTAGAATAGCTTTAATAAGATCGTCAACAGCTCGTTTAATCTTCTCTAATACAAATCCTTTAACCTTAGCAATAAATTTTCTAACAATATAGATTGCTTTGTTTACATACTTTCTACCAATGTCAACATAGTCAGTGATCTGACCAGTCCACTGGTTAACAACATATGATCCTAACTGACCATTACTCTGTTGAGTATCACGGAGCATCTCACTTAAGAGACGTTTGAACTGTCCATTCAATTCACCCGTACACTTGTCAGCAACTTCTACTGTAAAATTGATACCTGCTCTATTAGATTCAGATGCATCAGCAAACTTTGCTATAGTTAAATTATTAACACCATTAGTGATTCCTTCTGAAGGAGTACCATCTAAAGGAACACCTGCATTAACAGGATCAAATTCAATTGGTTTTTGTGGATCTTGATCTAATTGTTTAACATCTTCAGAAATGAATGTTGTAAAATTCTTACACCCTTGTCCAGGATTAGGATCCTCTCCTGGTGATGTTCCAGAATTAGCGACCTGTCCAATAGATCCCATGATAACAGGTTGTTGCTGTTCTTTATCTAAAAAGAACCCCATAACCCAATCACCTGGTTCCAACTGTGGCGTTGCAGAACGCACAGCACCAGATGAATATGGACTAGTAACAGGCATCATAGTGATTGCCCATGGCAAGTCCTTACTATCCACAGCACTACAGGATCTAGGATGGTGTCCTATAATCCTGACTTTGTATCTTCCAGAACGTTTAGGATCTTTATTCTCCTCGCCGTCCTTAGAATGCATAGGCGACTCAATCTGTCCGATCCACCAGGCAAACCCGTCGGATCCAATTTGGTGAATTGGAAATAATTGATTAAGTCCTTCCATATCAATCGTCGTACATTAAACACTCAGGCTCGTCTGGATGGTTCTCACAGAAGAGTTCTATAGCATTAGGATCATGGTGATCTCCTGCTTCAATCTCCTTCTTGTGATGTCCAACATACTCCTGAAGTTCTTTGAGTTCCTCTTTATAATGCCTACGTGCAGCAGGATTAGTCTGAGGATCATCAAGGATCTCTTTATCTTTTTTAATATGTTCTTCTATAGTATTCATGTCTTTTTACTCGTCTGTTTTTGTGTCCTCGTAACCCCATGAGTCACGAATTAAGTCCAATACAGTATAGACGCTTCTGGAAGGTCTGTCAAATTGATGATTGAGTTTCCTGATAAGATAGATACCACTATTTTCTGGATCAAATGATCCCAACTCTTCCTTACTATCTTCAGGAACCATGTTTGGTATCTTAACTTCTATCTTCTGCCCCACTCGCAAATCTAGATTCCCTGTGACAGATATAGCTAATTGCTGATTGAACAATGTACCTGCACGTGAGATAGATTGTACCAAGTACTGCTTTTGGAAATCTGTAATTTCACTAGGTTCATCACTGTCATCAGAAGCATCGTTTGATGCTACTTCAGTTCCATTATACCAATTTTCATGATTGATTACAGAAGATAATCGTCTAGTTGCATACTGAGATAATTGTTTTTGTCCCTTTGGTAGATCCGTTTGTGGACCTAAGTGAGCCATTTGATCCCAGCTTTCACTTAATTTATATGTGTATTCCGTATAAACACCAGTATTTATGTCAAAAAATGAACATTCTGTAGAATACGCACCTTCTCTAAGTTTTCTCATCATGTCTATCTCAGACCTGAATGCAAGTTCTTGAATCTTTCTATGTCCCTTACTTTCTGTAGCATCTATATTTGCTGGTTCGTACTCATATGTTGCAACAGCACCAGAACCATTAAATTTTTTAGGATCTGGTGAGACTACAGAATCTATACTCTTAAAATTAAATCCGTCACGATCTTCCCAAAAGAAATATCCAGAACTACCCTTAAGTTTTTTTGCATCTTTAACATCATCAGATTTAGTATCAACAGTGCTACTACCACTACCATCAGAAATACTTGAAGAAGTCTTGGAGGAACCTGCTGTAAACATATCCTTAGATATTGCTTTAGGTTGTAGATCTCTGATAACAGCAAATGGTGCTTTACCAGCAGGAATTACCTTGATCTTATTAACAGTCTCTTCAACTTTTATCTTACCATCAGGTACATTAAGATAGTTTATAAGAAGAGACTTAACCATTCCAGACGCAGTATTAGTAAGAACTTTATTTACTTTAACACCTTCATTAGTAAGTGCTTGATCTCCAACCAATCCTAAAGTATATCCTTGTCCCTTATCAGTCAGAATTCTATTAGCCACCTTCCAGACACGAAAGTCAAATTGATGATCGTCACCTTTGTGATCTGTAACTGCAACAACAAGTTTCTCAAACCCAGTAAGAGGCATGTCGGCAGGGAGGTTGAGTGCTTTATCAAGAACTACTAAAGTACCAGATATAGACGGTGAGAGTAAATCCTCAACATATTGAAAACTAGAAAATGCATCTTGCAGATATGCATAGGGTTGACCAGTCTCCTCACCAACTTTCCAGATAGCAATAAATTTTATTGTATATTGTTCTGCTTTTAATTGTGTACTTTCTATTGCCATTTATCTATATGGGGAGTATACAAATTGATAGTCACCGACCTGAGTTTCTGCTACATTATCAATATGAGAGATTCCTTCTCCCTCAGTCACATTCTCATTATTAGTATTATTATTCATATTAATGATTTCTGGATTCAACTGGTTTTTAGTTAACCTCTTTAAAGACTGCTCTTTAGAAGACATATCAACAAAAGCAGATCTTTCACGAGAACCTTTTGGAGGAGTCAAATCTGGTTTAGGACCAGTGTATCTAGGATCATTATAGTATGCATTTGGACCATGCATCTGATCATATACAGCAGTTGGTTCTGGGAATATAAAATCAGTGAGGAAACTTGCAATGCCAAGTCCTTTTGATCCAACTTGAGCAGTACCTTTGAGTAATGGTGACAACTTACTCATCAAACCCATACCTTTACTTGTTGCTGGTGATGTCATCATCTGCCTAGCCATGTTAGCAGCTGTACTATTAGGATATTTGCCACCCAATAATCTCTGAGCTAAATTCAATCCCTTAGTTGCTTTATTAGGTTTAACAGCAACTTCTGGTGATAAACCTAAACGTTTCAACCAACCAGGCAATCTCATACCAGAACCTTTAGGTTGTAGTACATTTAATACCTGACCTCTACTATTCATCATATTGTTGAGACCAGTTCCTGGAAGACCTTTAACACTGAAAGGATTCAATCCAGTAGCACCAGGTCTAGCATACTTAGCAGCATCAAAGAAATCTGGTGTTAGGAATGATCTACCCTTACCAGCCCAACTCATAGCATTGCTAGGTTTGAATCCACCTGAGAATATACTACTTGCTCTAGCATTACTGGTTCCGTGATATAAGTTCTGTAAACTACCTGCACCACTTAAACCTGGACCTCCAACACCATAACCACCAATAACTTGTCCACCATAACCACCTACACCACCATTGCCTTTGAACAGTCCAAATATGTCCCACCACGAACGTCTATTTTCGGATTGCTCTTTCTTAAATGTCTCTTGATTTCTTCGTTCAGTTTGTACTGTCTTAGTCTCTAATAGATTATTAACCTTACGAGAGATATTTGAAGGTTCATTAAATGAAGTAGCAACAGGATCGGTTATTTCTTTTACTGATGTTTTTAATCCAGTAAATCCTGGCATTCCTCTGACAGCATTACCAGTAGAAGCCATAATTCCCAATCCAGTAACTTGGAGTGGCAACTTCATAGCATCGAGAAGTTTTTCCTCAGTGAACTTATCTCTCTTAAGAGATTTCACTGGAGACTTCATAACATTACCAGATCTCTCAGACGGATTATTAGCAAAGAAATTCATTGCTGGCATCTGTGGAGCAGCAGATGGTGTTATTGAAGATGTTCCTGATTCATACTGTGGTTTACGAGCTACACCATCAACAGCACTTGGTTGTCCTTGTGTATAATTGTTGTCTAATGGTGTGATCATCTCATCACCATGTAACCTGACTAGGTATCCGCTATCAGGACCAGAGACTATACCACCCTGTTCAAAGTTAGGAACATCAACTCCACCAAAATCTAACTCATCGTTATCTACATCAAGACTATTCTCAAATTCATTATCTTTCCTTACCTTTTCTGGATCCTCACCAATGTCAGTAAATCTTTCTGTACCAGATAAATCGTCCTCTTTTTTTAATTGTCTCGTTACAGCAGTGGTTTCTGCTTGATCAACTTGTTGTTTAGCAAGTGACATTTGCTGATTCAATATATCAGCGATAGCATCTAACTTGTCACCTATAGTATCACTACTAAATTCAAGTCCCTTAGCAAGAGCAAGATTAGACTCTTTTGCAGCACTAATTTCAGTCTCTAAATTAGACTGTTTTTGATTGATAGAAGAAACAGTTCTGTTTAATGATTCTGCAATAGCAGCAAAGAATACACCTAGTTTCTCATCCTTAACTTTAACTGGTGCTTTGTTCTTACTACCAGTAGGTTCATAGCTCTTAGTACCTGATGATAGTAGTGGAGTCTGTGGTTGTATATGATGCTCTCTATGTGGAGTCGCAATGTGAGGGAATGGATTCCCTATCAACCTTTCCTGAATCTGAGCATTGTTTGCTTTAAATGGTCCTACTGGACTAGCAAATGGTGTACTCTGCCCTCTAGCAAAATAATCAGGATAACTAAACTGATCTTGAAAACTACCTCTCCTAAACATTTTAGGAGTCATCATATATTTTAATGCTTGACCAAAAAATTCTCCTTTACGTAGTCCCAAATTATCTTTGTCAAGCTGATTAATCTCTGCACCTTGCATGGCACGAGCTTTCTCAGTCTTACCCATACTGGCAGCATCAAGTAGAGCACCAATAATTTTGCCCTCTGCTCCTGCTGTAAATGTAGAACTGTATCTGGCCATCCTATCCTACTAACTTTGCTGTTTTAATCAAATCAAGATTATTACTCGCCATCCTAAACGTATTAGAATTTTTAACAACAGTTTTGTTGATTATATTGTTATTTAACACAACTACCTTCATTGTGCCAGATGTCTCTTCAAGATCATTATACATTTTACTATCATCTAAGAAATTATCTACTTGATTAAGTGCTATTGTTGATTGAATATCTGGTGCAACATTTGATGATACTTCCTTGGGAATTAAATGTTTCAAATGAGGATGCATCTTCTCATTAAGAGATTTGTCACGTAATAAGTCTAGTGTTGGTTGATTCCTTCTTTTTTTTACATCATTAAACCATTGAGATTTTACTCCAGGTCTGTTATCAGGATCAGCAAATTCTAATTGTCTTGCTGCTTCTATAAAGTCACCCTTTTCTAATGCTTTACGCATCGATGGAAAATTATTTAAGAAATTTGGACCCATGTTGTACACTAGGTCTAACAGTGCTGTTTTCTGATTATCAGTAGCACTATTCCAACCAGGAAGTTTCTTTGCAGCAGCTAGATGATGCTCGAAGTCCATTTCAAATAACTCCATAGCTCTTTGATCACTAATCCTATCACCAACTTGTAAATTACGAATGTCTGCTGGAGAACCAGCATCAATTAAATGACCATATCCAACAGTAGGTTTTAATTTTGAGTCCAAATATACATCATTTCTAAATCCTTCCATCTCTTTGAGATATTTCTTTCTAAAACCATCATCCTGAGCAGGGGCAGCAGGGTTCAGTTTACTTAGAATATTATTACCACTTGGAGATACTCCTCTAGCAGCCATTATTAAACCAACGAGATTTCTACTATTAGAATATGCAGTTGTTGAATTAGGTTCATAGAAATCAACACTAGTATGCCATCCTGACATATTACCTGCGTTATTTGGTTGTAGTTCTGCTTTATTAGGTACAGCTGTACTCACAAATCCAACCTTACCAAGATATTGACCACCTCGAATCTTTTGACCTTTCTTGACAGCAATTCCACCATCAGGGAAGTGTGCATATAATGCATCAAATGGTTGTCCATTACTAGGATCTATACTTCTAACAACTACAACATTGCCATATCCTTCACCATATAATAATCCTGTTTCCATAACTTCTCCGTTAAACAATGCATAGTTGCTTTTAAAATCGTCATAACTAAAATCA